CGCATGGCGATTTTATAGTGTCATAAAATTGTCTCTTTAGCCCGAGACAATGATTACAGTTTGTCGTAATCTCTAGATATTTTACATGGACGAACGTATCCATCAAACATCCTATTTATGACATCCTCAGAATATTCTAGCTTCAATTTTCTTATTTTTGGGCTATATGGTTTTGAATACTCTGGTGGAAAATCTAATTTGTTGCTCAAAAACCAGTTTTCCATTTTGCGTTGCTCTTGGTGAGGTATGTTAAAACAAAGAGCTATCTCAGCACGCAATAACTGAGGATCTATTTGGAGTTTCAGATCTTTTGAGGCAGTGAATGCCTGAGAGGCACCATAATGAACTTTCTCGACCATGTCTCTCTTAAAATATTCAAAACCGCAACTTTGTAGGTATTGGCTGAAAGCAGAGTACACAGGAAAATTTGGATATAATACACTATACATAAAACCTAAACTAGAATAGTAGTCAACAAGTGACTCTAAGAAAGCAGAGTTGATCATAAACTTGCATTGAGATAATAGCTTATTCAAATCCTGCACCTGATAGTAAACACCAGGTGTGGTCTGAACAAACTTTGAGCTGCAAAAGTTCACATCATGATAATCTTTCCTTAATTCTAATTTGGCCTCAAATCCAAAATGTTCAAAAGTGTTTAAAAAACACTCCACGCCACGGGGTGACTTTATAACTCCATCGTCTCCATCGACGATAAATTTTCCACTCCAAGGAAAATTATTGTGAATTTCAAAATACCGGCAGGCTATCCAATTTAAAATGGAGTTGAATAATCCAGTGTCCATATCACCAGAACCGCGGCACCCTATAAATTTGAACTTCACACCATTCGAAGTCATCCCCTTCTTCATCAATTTAGACTCATAAAGGTCCATTATGAAGGCATCACCTGGGTAGAGAGCTCTAAAAATCCTCTTCTCAATTGTGTCCAAGATGATCAGACGTTGAGATGATTCATATTTTGAATAATCATTCTCTAAATACCATTCACCAGTCAGATTTTCAAAACATTCTCCTCTTTCGAGAAAATTGCGACCTTTCGTGAATTGTGGTAATTGCATCATGGCATGCTCTATAGGAACTGTATACTGACCATATGCTATATTAAACATTGGATTTCTACCCATGATTGCCCTAGGTGGTTTTAACTCAGAGTACTTCTCATTCTTGATAAACATTTTGATGTCATTGTGTTTATTCAAGTCAAAGCCCTGTTCTATGAGATTCTTTGTGGCTTCAGAATACCTAACACCTAACGCTCCTTTCTTTTCAGATAGGAACTCTGAAGCTGAGATTTTTCCTGAGAAATGAGGCAAAATCAGCCCAATGAATTCGTCTGTCAACTGTTTCACAATCTTGAGATTGCAAGACACTTT